AGTAGATATTGTATTTCGACATACTTCCCACCTCACAGTGGCAGAAATGTCAGAGTTCATAGAATACATTATGGCTTTTGCAGTAGAACATGGAATAGATCCATGACAGAATTTGAAGGTGTAAACATTGATGCTATACATTACAAAATGACAACGAAAAAAGAAAAAGACTATTATGCAAAAATTGCAAAAAATGGATGCATCTTGTGCAAATATCTTGGATATGAAACACAAGATACAGGATGTGAAATTCACCATATCAGAAATGGAAACATCCCAAGAAAGCAAGCTCCAGTCATCCCCCTATGTTTCGAGCATCATCGAGGAAATACCGGTGTTCACTCTCTTGGTAAAAAAGGGAAATTTGAAGCTCGCTATGGAATTAACGAGCAAGCCTTACTTGAATTTATCGAAGAACAATTTGGAGTAAATCCTGTAAATTTGTGATAGTATCCCAACTATGACTAAGCGAAAAAATCCTGAAGATCTATTACCAATGGGTAGACCAACTGTCTACAAAGAAGAATATTGCGATCAACTTATTGAATTCTTTAACATAGAACCCTATAAAGAAGTAACTCTTAAAGATCGTAGTGGTGGACAAAAAAGAGAATTAGTTCCTTGTAAGTTCCCAACACTAGCTAGATTTGCTTGTAATATTGGAGTAACTAGGGAAACTCTTTGGGATTGGGCTACATCAAAAAAAGCTAATGGAGAGTTAAAACATCCAAACTTTTCTAACGCATATAAAAAAGCTAAAGAATATCAAGAATCTATACTCGTTGAAGGTGCAATGGCTGGAGCATTTTCACAACCATTTGCCATATTTACAGCTAAAAATGTTCTTGGCTGGAAAGATAGACAAGAAGTAGAAAATACTGGATCAGTAGAAATTACATATCATGGTGGACTTCCAGTAAAAACTAATGAAGTATGACATCTATGCTCCAACATTCCATGCAGGGCAAACTGATCTATACCTAAATGGATCTAAGCTCAATGCAGTTAGATGTGGCAGACGATGGGGTAAGACTAGATTTTTAGAGATCCTAGCTACTGATGCAATATGTAAGAAGAAATCAGTGGGGATATTTGCTCCTGAATACAAACAGCTTCAAGAACCATGGGATCATATACGAGAAATCCTAACTCCTATCATTTCATCAGCGAATAGAAATGAAGGAACAATCAAATCTAAATTTGGTGGCAAGGTTGATTTTTGGATATTAAATGATAATGAACTTGCTGGTAGGGGTAGAGAGTATGATCTAATCCTAATTGATGAAGCATCATTTACCAAAACTCCACAAATGAAAGAGATTTGGGAGAGATCATTAAAACCTACCATGCTCACCACAAGAGGTACAGCATGGGTATTTTCAACTCCTAATGGTGTTGATACTGAAAACTTTTTTTATTCGATCTGTAATGATCCTGATATGGGATTTACATCATTTCATAAGCCAACCAGTACAAATCCTTATGTACCACCTGAAGAACTCGAAAAAGAAAGGGAACGCAATAATCCTTTAGTATTCCAGCAAGAATATCTAGCTGAATTTGTGGACTGGTCAGGGATTGCTTTCTTTAGCTTAGATAAAATGCTACAAGATGGTAAGCCTTTGGATTATCCAGTTAAATGTGATGGTGTTTATGCTGTAATGGATACAGCAGTCAAAGGTGGCAAAGAAAATGATGGTACAGGTGTTATTTACTTTGCAATCAACAAGTTATATGGACAGCCATTAATTATCTTGGATTGGGATATATTGCAAGTGGATGGAGCTTTATTAGAAAGCTATATTCCTACTATCTTTCAGCGATTAGATGATTTTGCAGGTAAAACACAGGCTAGAAATGGCAGTGTTGGGCTATTTATTGAAGATACTGCAACAGGATCTATCCTTATTCAACAGGGAAGAACAAGAGGATGGAATACTCATGCCATAGATTCCAAGCTCACTGCTGTAGGAAAGGATGAAAGAGCTATTTCAGTTTCAGGACATTTTCATCAAGAAAAACTTAAAATATCTCAATATGCATTTGATAAGGTAGCAAGTTTCAAAGGATCTACAAGAAATCATTTGATTACTCAAGTAACTGGATTTAGAATAGGTGATCGTGATGCTCATAAAAGGGCTGATGATCTATTGGATTGTTTCACTTATGGAATTGCTATTGGAGTTGGCGATAAATATGGCTATTAAAGGATAACTATGTCAGATATAACGATAACTACTACAACCATTGGTGGAAATCTAATGAATATTCTTGCTTCAGGCGATATTCAGCCGGGGGATAATGCTAGTTATGAATTATGTAAAACCCTATGGGAATATCATCCTTTAGGTGGAAAACTCGTAGAAAAGCCAATTATGATGGCTTTATCTAAGCCTAGAATCATTACAGTAGATGCTGAACCAAAAGAAATGTTAGTTGATGCATTTGAGAGAGAATGGGAAAAACTAGGAGCAACGAACCATATTCGTGATGTGAGCTTTATCAAAAGAGCTTATGGTGCTGGTGCTATTGTAATTGGATCACCTAATGTATCAACTACTGATCCATTAGATTTATGGAAACTTGCTGATCAAGAAATTTACTTTAATCAACTCGATCCTTTGAACTTGGCTGGTTCGATTGTCACTAACCAAAACCCTAATGCTCCTGATTTTCAAAAACCATTAGCTTGGAGTACAGCGGCAGGGCAACCATATCATCCTAGTAGATCAGTAGTTGTATTTAACAACACTCCAATTTATTTAAGTTTCCAATCCTCAGCGTTTGGCTTCACTGGTAGATCAGTATTTTTAAGAGCTTTATATCCTCTTAAATCTTTTGTGCAATCCATGATCACTGATGATTTGGTAACTTTTAAGGCTGGGCTTTTAATTTCAAAACAAAAACCTGCTGGATCAATTGTTAATAATTTGATGCAAATGGCGGCTGGCATTAAGAGAACATATCTTCAGCAAGGAGCAACAGGTAATGTGCTTTCTATTGATATTGATGAAAGTATAGAAGCACTAAATCTCACTAATACTGATACTGCTATGACAACTGCTAGAAATAACATCATAGCGAACATAGCCGCTGCTTCTGATGTTCCTGCATTATTGCTCAAAGATGAAGCATTTACGCAAGGATTTGGAGAAGGTACAGAGGATGCAAAAGCCATAGTTCAATTCATAGATGGTATTAGAAATGACATGGATAGCTTGTTTAAATTCTTTGACAAGATCGTACAGCATCGTGCATGGAATAGAGAATTTTTCGAAGCAGTTCAAAATCAATATCCTGAAATTTATAAGGATAAGACTTATGAACAGGCTTTTTATATGTGGCAAAATGCATATAAAGCTGATTGGACTTCTCTCATGGAAGAACCACCAAGCGAAAAAGTTAAAGTTGCAGACATTAAGATTAAATCTATTAATGAAGTATTGCGTACTGTTTTACCAGTCATAGATCCACAAAACAGGGCAACATTGATACAATGGGCACAGGATAATATTAATGAAATGGAAGATTTATTTGAAAGTTCATTAAATCTTGATCCTGATTTAATATCTGAATATGAACCACCTCAGGGAACAATGCCTGAAGAAAAATTAACTCGTAAAACTCAATAGGAGTAATAAAATGATATTTAAAGATTTAAGAACAAATAACTTTGTTATAGTTCGTGATGATTTAATGGCAAAAGATTATTTAAGAGATAGTAATTATAGAATTGCTAAAGATGCTGAATGGAATGAAGCAGATCATCCAAGATCACCTAATGGTCAATTTGGTTCAGGTGGTGGAAGTTCTAAAACTCCTAAATCAACAACAGGAAATCAAATAAAAAAATTGTCATCTAGTGAAGCTAAGGCTTGGAAACAAAAATATAACGAAAATGAAGATAAAAATTTTCATACTGAAAATGTTTTAATGGAAGCAAAATTGGTAGGATCTGAAGAAGATATTAAAGAAATCAAAGCTATAAGTAAAAGACATTTACAACTTGGTCATTTATCTCACGAAGATTATGAAAAAAGAAACGCAATCAGCAAAAAACTTTCATCAAAATTAAAAGAAGCATTAGGTGAGTAGGTGATTTATGCGATTTCTCAATAAAAAATCAGGGCAATTTGTAACTGTTTATCCTAAACATACACAAGCTGTATGTGCTTTATTGAGATCACAAGATTATTTAGTTGTTAATGATGCTATATGGCAAGAAGCAGATCATCCTAGAGATACTGATGGCAAATTCACCAATGCAGGTGGTGGAGCAGAAGCACCAACTACAGGAAAAGCAGTAGCACCTATTACAACTCCAGCAACTCCAGCTTTATTATCTAAACCTAAAGCTCCAACAGCTAAGAATAATAAAAAACACTTAGAAAATGTTTTTAATACAAAAGACTTAGAACCATTAAAACCTGAAGCAAGAATTAAATTGGAATCAATTTATGAAAAGGCTTCAGAAGTAAAAGATAAATTTGATGCAATTGGTGAAAAAATTACTAAAGAAGTAAATGGAGAATATAAAAAACCACCATTAAAAGGCACAAAAAGAGCAGTTGAAAAAATTATGTATGATTACAATGGAGATCCAACAAAAATTAAAGATTTAGTTCGATCAACTATTGAAGTTAAAACAATTGCAGAAGCACAAGGAGCAGTTGATAAAATTAAAAAAGAATATAAAGTTCTCGATAGTGGTTTTAGAGATTTATTAAATCCTAATGTTAAATCCAACTTATTTGGTTATCGTGATGCCAAAATGAATGTAGAAATTGATGGAATAATTGCAGAAATACAAGTTAATATTCCTGAAATGCTTGAAGCAAAAAGTAGAAACCACGATAAATACGAAATCATATCTAAAATGGATAGAATTGTTTCATCAGAAAATAGAACTTTTACTGATGAAGAAGCACAAAAAAGAAATAAATTAATTCAAGAAATGGAAGATGATTATGATTCGGTATGGAATGAATTAACTAAATCCATGAAACCTTCATAATTAATCGAAGTTCCTTTAACTGCTGAATCAATTGGAAATTTTCTTGGATGTTTTTCATCTAAAGCACAACATGAAGGTAAGCCATTGCCAGCACCAATAACTACTGGAATACCATCACAATCATAGAACACAGCATTTTTATCAAATTTCATTTTTAATTCCTTCATTAATATTTTATCATAATACTATGATTTTAGGTTGCAAAAAACCCCTTTATTCAAGGGGCTGGAAAACCTACTGGATCAGTAGTAAGCAGTCCAATGACTTTGCTCATAAATCGGAACACCAGCAACAACAGCCACAGGATTAATTCTATACGCATTTGCGTAACTCGCAACTCTAAAGTAAGCATTTTCAGCATCACCTTGGGCACGATAACTACTAACTGCATCACCCACAAAGCTATTTGGAACAGGAACACAGTAACCCTGATCAGGACATCCATTTCCCTCTCTTAACTGGCTGATAGGTCTTACATCTATCATACGACCACGAACAGCAACAACCTGATAATAATCAATATTTGTTTGTTCGTAACCCCAGCTACTTCTGAAAATGTCACCAACATTCACAACAACTTGTCTATTGGCTTCTACCCTTTGTGCTCTTTGTTGAGCTCTGTACTGGGCATTACCTCTAATCCTTTGGGCATACTCAGCAACATACTGATTTAATCTTTCTAAATTGCTGAAGCGATACCTGAAGTCAGCGTTATTTCTTCTACCAGCAAAACCAATGGCACACAATCTATTTAAATCAGCGAAGATCTCAATGCCATATTCTGCATCCTGCATCAAAGGTTCATAACCAGCAGGAACATACCTATTTAATTCACGAACAGCCATCACACACCCCCTTGTTGTTGAATTTGTTGGATCACTTGCAAAGCCACAGCTTGTCTACCTAACTGCCCTTTTGCGACAGCCAAAGCAAGAACAGCCCTAGCTTGCTCTAAATTCCGAACCAAATACCCATAAATTTCGAATTCCATTTTTATTCCTTTCGTGAAATAATTACTACAATTACAGTATATACTAATTAAGCATAATGTCAAGCGTTTATTTCAAAAAAACCATATTTTTTTTCTAATATTTCTCTGATGTGTTCACGATCTACAGAATCACCACAAACAGGACAGCCCTTACGAAACTCACGACCATCTTTAGTTTGCAAAAAACGAATTGCTTGTCTAATCACTTCAATTGGAGCACCCATATCATAAATGCCACCAGATCCATAAAAGCTATAAACATAATTTGCGAACTTTAACATTTCTTGATTTGACATCATTTTTATTTCCTTTCGTGATTAAGACTACATTTTTATAATATACCTATTAAGCATAAATGTAAAGTAATTTGTGCAAAAAAACAAAAATATTTATTTTTAATAAAATCCTTGCAAATACCTATTAAGCATGATACTATGATATTGTGGGAAAGCGAAAGAAAAAAAATTGAAAAATTTAATTAATGCAATATCACTGGCAAGCACTTTGCATCGAGATCAAAAAAGACTTGATACAAATGCAACTCCATATATTAATCACCCAATAGCAGTTGCTAAACTATTGTTTGAAGCTGGCATACACGATGAAGATATTTTGTGCTCTGCACTATTGCACGATGTTGTAGAAGATTGTTCTATCAGCATTTTAGATATTGGCAATATGTTTAATGATCGCATTGCTCAAATCGTAGATGATGTAACTGATCCAGTAGGTTTGGATGGTGAAGATAGAAAGCTGGCACAGATTCAAAAGGTAAAGAATATTTCCTATGCTGGAAAACTAATCAAAGTAGCTGATAAGATTTGCAACATCAGGGATGTATTGGATAGTCCACCCAACTGGAGCATAGAAAAAAAACTAAAGTATTTTGAATTTGCTCAAGCTGTATTTGATTCAGCCAATATTGACAATCCTTATTTAATAGAAATATTTTTAAATTTAATAAAAAAAAAGCAACAAATTGTTTGACACTATGCTTAATAAGCATTAATATAAAGATGTAGTCTTGATTAACACGAAAGGAAATCAAAATGATCTATGTTCTTCTTGTTGTTTTAGTTTGTATGTTGGTTGTCCATCCTATTTATATGATGGCTATTGAAGGTTTGGTAGTTTAATTCACGAAAGGAATCAAAATGCGTAGATGGGAAATTTGTTTAAATTGTGATGGTGAAGGTTGTCATGCTAAAAAATTAGGAATCATCAATCTTGAAGATTGGGATGATGATAGTTTGGAAAATTATATGAATGGTGCTTACGATTCAGCTTGTGAAGTATGTAATGGATCAGGAAAGGTTCTTGCAGAAAACAATAAGCCTATTAGATATTATTCTTCTGATGAAGAATATTTCAGAAATCGTGATGGTGGTTATTAATAAATTTTACGAAAGGAATAAAAATGGCAATAAGTAAAAAAGAAGCAAAATTAATTAGTGATTCAATTAGAAGTTTGCTTGTATCTCAAGACATGGTTGATAGTGGAGAATTTGATACTGTGCTTTGGATGAACTATTCTGATGAAGTAGCTGATAAATTAATACAAATGGGCATTGAAGTTTCAAAACAATTGGAAGGAGTTTAAAAATGGTAGCAGAAAATTTAAAAACTGTTATTGATGGTTTTGACTGTGAACTCGATTTTTCAGAAGAATGGTCAGATTGTTATGTAGTCAAAGATAATTACAGTGGAACTCTTGAATTTTTACTTTCTTATGGATTTTTAGAAAATAACCATGGCAATCAAAAAAATGTATCTTTATCAACCATAAACAAGATAGAAAAATGGGCATTAACTAATGGTTATTAAACAAAGATCAAGGGGCATACAAGGGTATGTCCCTTCTCCTATAGAAATTATTTCTGCTAGGGGAAAATTAAGCCAATCTGAAGCATCCAGTTTGATATATACTACACAAGCAAGATGGAGTAATTATGAAAATGGGAAAGCTCGTATGCATCCAAGTGCTTGGGAATTATTTCTTATAAAGATTAAACAATGACATTTTTTGAAATCCTAACTGAAGCTGTTAATGACATCATAGAAAATGGTTATGATTCTGAAGAACGAATCAGGATGTGGATGGATAGAATTTACAAATCAGCAATAGCTGAACTTATCCCTGAATCTCAAATACAGCAAGAATTAGAAAAAGCTCTTAGATCAGCTTTTTATAGATTAGTCACCAAAGGATCATTAGTAAAAGGCAACATCAGTAAATTTGATGTTGATAAACTAAAACCTAAACTACAAGCTGAACTAGATCGTAGGATTGTCACATCAGCGAATTTAATTAAATTAAATCGTGAAGAAGCCATTAATACAGTTTTGCGTAGATTTGAAGGATGGGCAACATCTATTCCTGCTGGTGGATCAAAAGTTGTAGATCGTGTACAGCAAAAAAAGGATATTCGTAAATCTTTAGGGAAAATAGGGTTTGAACAAAGAAGGGTAATTATTGATCAAACTCATAAATTAATATCTAATATCAATGACATAGTTGCAGTAGACAATGGAGCTATTGCTGGGAAATGGCATAGCCACTGGAAACAAATTAATTATGATTATCGTAAAGATCACAAAGAGAGAGATGAAAAAATCTATGTTATTCGTGGATCTTGGGCTGATAAGGAAGGTTATTTAACTCATCCTAATGGTTATACTGATCAGATTACGCAACCCGGTGAAGAAGTGTATTGTAGGTGTAATTATGTGTATTTATACAATTTAAAACAATGCAAAAATATTTTGACAAAAAAGGGAGAATTGGCATTACAATCAATAAAAACTAAGTAGGGTATTTTTTATGCCATTTGAATCAAGTTCTCAAAGAAAAGCTATGTATGCCGCAGCAAGTGGCAAAAGCAATATTGGCATCCCTAAAGAAGTAGCAAAAAAATTCATCAAACATTCAAAAGATGAATCCCCTGAAGAACCCACCCCATTAAGTACCCCTGAATTTATAGAAGATGAAAGCTCTGAATTAAGCGAAGCGAAGCATCAACTTGCATCAATTAGACATGAAATAGAAGCTATTAGTCGTAAAATTCTAGGTGTAAAAGTAGATAATTACCTACAAAAAGCTATGCAATCTGACGATGTTATGATCAGAAATGGTGAGCCAGTTCCTCGATTTGGATCTGATGCAGATCCATGCTGGGAAGATTACCATCAAATAGGTATGAAAGAAAAAAATGGTAAACAAGTTCCTAATTGTGTACCTGATTCAGCAATGAGTATTTCAGATATTTATGGTGAACAAGTTCCTGCTCAAGAATCCAAGCCTGTAGCTAAAGATGCTGGAGCAGAAGGTAGAGCTTCAGGAATATTATTTTTAACTGATGGTGGCGAAGTTTTAATGATTCGTAGAGGTGATGGTGGGGATTACCCTTATACATGGGCAGTACCCGGTGGTCATCAAAATTTAAAAGATGAAAGTTTAGAGGAATGTGCTCGTAGAGAATGTTTCGAGGAAACAGGAATTGACTATAAGGGCAAGCTAGAAGTATTGCATGATGATGGTCAATTTTGTACTTACATTGCAAGAGGTTTTGAAAAGTGCGATGTGAAGCTAAATTATGAATCTACTGGATACGATTGGTGTCCTGTTAATCAGCCACCACAGCCATTGCACCCCGGTTTAGAAATAGCAATGAAAGTAGCAAGTATTAAAACTGAATTAGATGTTGCAGAATTAATTAAAGCAAATGTTTTGCCAAGTCCACAAATGTATGCGAATATTATGCTATTGGCAATTCGCATTACTGGAACTGGATTAGCATATAGAGGTTCTATAGGTGAATATGTTTGGAGAGATTCGTCACTATATTTAAATGATGAATTTTTAAAAAGATGTAATGGTTTAATGGTGATCATGGATCATCCTGAAACTGCTGTATTGAATGGAAAAGAATTCAAAGATAGAGCAGTTGGAAGTATTATGTTGCCTTATATTAAAGGTGACGAGGTTTGGGGTATTGCTAAAATTTACGATCAAGACGCAATTAATGAGATTTGCGAAGGTGAAATTAGTACATCCCCTTCTGTTGTATTTGACAATACAGCAGGAAACACTACACTTACTACTGAGAATGGTGAACCACTCTTAATAGAAGGTGTTCCATTTCTTTTAGATCATATAGCTATTGTTACCAAAGCTAGAGGATCTAAGGGAGTATGGGATAAAGGTGGCGATCCAGCCGGAGTTTTATTAACTAACCCTGAGGTATCAAATATGAATGAAAATGTAAATGCACCAAAGGCAGATGCCCAAGGTGAAAAATTAGATGCCATTCTATCAGCCTTGAGCAATCTTGCTTATCGTGTAGATAGTATGGAAAAAAACTTACCAGCACCACCATTGGTTACTGCGGCTGACAAAAAGAAAGCCAAAAAAGACGATGATGATGCAATGTGCGATGATGATGAAGAAGAATCAGAATCAGAAGCCAAGAAATTCATGGAAAGAAAGATGGATACTAAAAAGCGTAAAGATGACGATGATGATCGCATGGATGCTGAAGGCTCTGATCCTAAAGAACATGGAAAGGCTGGAGAAATGAAGCCTGATGATGAAGGTAAAGTAGAACATCCCGGTCACATGGAATTCAAAAAAGATGATGACGATGATGATGATGACGATGACAAAAAAATGTCTAAGAAAGATGAAGAAGCTATGAAGATGGATGAAGAAGAAGCTAAATATGCTGATGCACAAGCTAAAGCCGATAGCGTTTTCTCCGCTTTTGGTAAATCTGCTTCAAGACCATTACAAGGTGAAAGTTTAGTTGCTTATCGTAAGCGTTTGTTGCGTGGTTTACAGGCATACTCTGATACTTATAAAGATGTAAATCTTCTTAAAGAAATCAAAGGTGAAAAGATGCTTTCTATTGCAGAAAAGCAAATTTTTAATGATGCTTTAGTTGCGGCTAAATCTCCAGCTATGTATGCGGCTGATGCTGAATACGAAATTAAGGAAAGAGATGCTTCAGGTCGTACTATCAGCAGATTTAAAGGTGGATTTGGATGGCTCGATTCATTTAAAGTA